AAACACGAAGAATATAAAATCAAAATTTCTAATGATGTCGTTCACAGGAAATGTATTCACCGTAGATTTACAACTTCTATTATCAATTTCTTTTATCCCTAAATGTCGAGCTCTACCAATACCGTTCTTGTATCTATCTAAGAACATTGCGGTTGTATAAACCTTATTGTATTTAAATTCGTAAAAAGTATCCTCGCAATCAATCGCTTCTTGTGGGTTAGCATAATCATCCCAATCCAAACTAAAGGCGTATGATTTATATACATCAAATAATGGTTTAGGGTATGAGGTAAAATTGAAATTTTGTACCGCAGTTGTATTATTCGCCGTACCAATTATCTTTATTGTGTCCCCCATATTGAATGGTATTGAATATAGAGTTCCCGTATACAACACTCCATTCAAATAAATTACAAATGACGATGTGTTGGTCGGCCCAATCTCCAAAGATAAACCAACATCAAAAGCATAAGATTGTATTATTGTTGATCCTGTTGTTTGACCTATTGGTATTGTATATGAAAAGACACCCGTTGTATTCACAAGACCAAAGGGATCGTTACCCGAAGTATCCCACCCATATTCTTTAACGTTAGGAACTAAGAAGTTTGCTCTTTGGAAACTATTTTGTAGTCCTTCGTCGTTTTGCCATTTAAATTTAAATCGATACTTACCTTTGGTTGGGATACCTTTTGTTGGATCATCAGATAATACTTGTTCCCCAAACTCATTTGTGAAAACGTAATCTAAATTCATTGGGACGTTTATAAGATATGTTCCGTCACCATCAATTACTTTTCCTTCCTCCTCAATTTGATATTGTTCTAATATTGGATTTCCTTTGTTATCAGTATTAATTGTGTGTCTAATAGCTTGTATTTCACCAGGTCCCGAAACAAGTTCACATAAATTACCTGTATCGTTTTTTGGTTTACACCCAACTTTTAATGCATCATCATCAGTTGTTGAGATGACTGATCCCATAAATATTGACGTTGGTTGTATATTAATATTTGCTTGTTTTGTTAAGTCAAAGTCAACACGGGTAATCCCTAATTGGCAAAGTTCTTCATCACCCCAAAATGGAGCCACATTAACATCAAAAACTAAATTTTTAATTTGTGGTAACTCCCTTAAGTTAGTTGAGGATTTAAATGTTGACCCATTAACCTGAGATTCGGTCGCAAGTCCTTGTTGTATTAAATCTTGTGGCGATAGAGAGAAACAACCTATATCGGATAAGTCAACGTCCATTACAATCGTTTGAGTTCCTGTTGGGACCCCAAAGATCATAAAGTCACCACTCTCATTTGTTTTAACCGTAAATCTGTAGTATTTGTCGTAAACCTCAATATAGTTGTCATCCATCAAACTATCTGCAACATTAGGGAATGACCCTGTTGAGGAGTGTCCATTATATGAGGGTAACTTAGGTAAAAGGTTATATCTGTAACCATCCTCGTTTGTTTCCGTTATGGTTTTATATGGGTATAATTCAGAAATAACTGGATTTAATTCGTCTGCAGGTTCCAAGGGAACGAAAACCGACACCCTTGCGTTTGGTAAACCAAAACCATTATTAACGAAAACACGACCAACAACGACACCGTAGTCAGCACACATTCTTGTGTATACATCACTTGCGAGAATCTTTAAGGAAAGTACCTCCAAAGATTCCCAATCTTGTTCTAAATTGACATTTATGTATTTGTCAACACCGACTTGGGTTCTTATTCTATGTGATTTTGGCATTAAAAATCGTTTTTTTGATAAATAGTTTATTTCCTATTTTACAAAAAATAATCTCTTTTTAAGAAAAATAAATCACTACGAGAAGTTTACCGATTTTAAGTTCAATACTCGGATGTTAATGTCCTTATTTGGGTATCTAATTTGGTAGATTTGTGTTGGTGTCGCAAAGATAGTATCCGCAGTTGGTTGTATCTGTCTTGTCACTGGATTAGAGTAAGGCATTGATGTTTGTGATGATGAATATTGTCCCCCTACTTGATTAAAGAAAGCAACATCAGATACACTAACAATACCATTTTCAGATTGTATTAATCTTCTTAATTCCGATATGTTAACATTCTGACCTAAATCCCTAACAAGAGGATTAAAGAAATTACTAACAATTTCAATTGTTTTTGCAACTATTGCACCTTGGTTTTGACTATTATCTAAAACAACATCTACGGTAACCGATAAATCGATTGTTTCCGCCGCTTCAACAGAAATGTAATCATTAATCATTCTATAGTTAGAAAGGTAATTGGCAACATTTTGTTTTAACGTGTTTGATACAACATTACTTAAACTTCCGCTTGTATCGTAAGATAACATCTTTATTCTAATCTTATTGTTTTCCTCAGTAATCGCAACTTTTGCTGGTGCCCCATATTGTGAAGGCATTGTTCTAATAATTGAATTGTAGTCATTAACGGTAACCGCTCTATTTTGTGCGGCGAAGTTAAATGATACCATATTTCTAACATCTTCAGTTGTCGGTAAGTTAGCCCCACCGATTGCCGCTGTCACGTTATTACATTGTAAACTATTAATAACACTTCTATTAACCGAATCAGAAGGTCCATTCACAGAAAAAGATACGGTTCCAATTTGATTGATTGTGTTAATACCTAAATTACTTGCTAATCCACCCCCAATTCTATACTGAACAAATAATGTTGTGTTAGGTGTTAAAGCCGCCCCCATTGAATAGTTGTTTGTGTATCTACTTAGGTCGAATCCTTTCCCGTCTCTTGCGAACTCTCTAAGTTGTTCTTCCGCAGAAATGTTACCACCACCGAATGTCATTTTACAGAAACCTTCAGGTGTGTATTCGGAAATAAATTTATTTGATGTTGTAATATATCTACCCACCTTAATACCTGGTTGGTCAGACACTTTAGTTGGGTCTTCAACAAAAACCCTGTCTTGGACAAGTGCGTCCACCTCGAACCATCTATCGGGTCCTATCGATAGGAAATCTTGTGGGTTTGGTATTGTGGAATATTGTGTTCCTTGTTTTAAAAGGACACTACTTATACCTAAGATATTTTTTTCAGGTAAAAATAATTCCAAGTATGGTTTAACGTCATTAGGTGTTATTACTCTTTTATAAACTTTTGTAATACCATTAACAACGACTTCTCTTTTAACGATCGTATAATTGGTTAGTTTCCCACTTGAATCAAAATTAGGAATTTTAACTCTGTTTGGTGATCCTTCGGCATTTATTGGTGATGCAAAATCAATATCGTAAACCGTTTCAAATGGTTGTCCCGCACCATTAACTTGTGAACCTCTTCTTAGAATACCACAATATCTTAAATCCTCTCTATCACCAAATGCCGGTACCGTAATTGAGAAATCAATTAAAGCAACAGAAGGTCTTTGACCAGGAATTTTAAGACCATAAGTTCTTGCAATATTATAAACTGAGTTTTTTTGTTGAGCAAACTGAAGTACCGTTTCTTGGATACTTCTATCTATCTGATAATTTAAGTTATCTGTTACGGCAGCATTTAAATCTAACATTACGGAAAAAATACCCGCATCGTTAAAATTTTGCACCAAGTCAGGATAGTAAGTTCTAGTAAAGTTTATCAACTCTGTTCTTACCCCTTGGAAATCTCTGACGGTATAGGATATTTTCTTCTCTGCCATATAATATTAAATATTGATTATCACAAAATCCTGTGACTCGAATGCTGAATTAGTGATTTTATAATCTATCTTAATTCTTGCGGTATGTTCTAATTGTGATATATTGGTAACCTTAAACTCTCTTTCTCCGTATTGATTAAGTGTTTCCCCCTTATTTTCTAAACCCATTGACGCATCTTCAACCGTAATGTTAGTTACCTGTAGATTTGGCATATAATTTCTAATAGTATCTCTTATTTCAGATTCTACCTCAGAAAAAGTAGGCCCATCAAGTGGTTCAAAAATATATTCATATAAACGAGTTCCAAAATCAGGTAAATAATACCTTGTTCCTTTTCTCGTTAAAAGTAAGTGAACTAAATTTCCTCTAGTTTCGCCTTCAGTAGATTCGGTTACATCCAAATATCTACCGGTAAATGAATCCACAAAAGGGAAAGAAATACCATAAGTTATACCATTTGCCATATCACATATAAATATAAGATAGAGTTTTTTTAAGTAAAAAAAAATCACGACCTAAGCCGTGATTTATCTTTTTAGTTGTTAATTAAATTACGATGAACATCCAAAACATTCAAAATCTGAATTTTCAGGTCTTGGTGGTAAGTTCATATTTGTATAATCAACTTTAGGTGGTTCAGGTGTAACCATTGGTTTTTCTTTCTTAGACATATCTAATGCCAAGTGTTTTGCTCCCGTTGAAATCGCCTTTGTTCTAACATAATAACAAAGTGTCTTCAATCCTTTTTCCCACGAGTGGAAGTGAGATGAGGTTATTTTTGATAATGTCGGGTTAGACATATAGATATTCATAGATTGTGATTGATCGATGAATGGTGCTCTATCGGCTGACATATCAATTAATTGTTTCTGAGATATTTCCCAAATAGTTTTGTATTTAGGTATCAAATGTTCAATTCTTTTAACCTTTTTGTTGTGGTTTTTATCTTCAGGATCTAAATAGTTGTTGAAGTTAATGTTTTGAATTGACCCTTCATTGATAATGATCTCATTTTTTAAGTCCTCACTCCAAATACCAATCTTTTCAAAATCATTTATTAAGTATTTGTTTACAATTAAAATTTCACCCCCAACTACTCGTCTATTAAATAATGCCGAGTGAGCCGGTTCTGTCATTTCAAATGAACCTGTTATCTTAGCTGAAGATGCTACCGGCATTTGTGCTGTGAATAATGAATTACAAACACCATACTCGGCAACGTTTTCCTTTAACTTATCCCAATCCCACATTCCTGAAAGTTGTGTGTTATCTAATCCCCACATATCAAACTGGAATTCTCCTTTAGACATTGGTGACCCTTTAAAAAATTTGTACGGTTCGTATTTACCGTTTTTACACAATTCATTACTTTCGTAGATAGCGGCGTAATAGATAGTTTCAAAAATATCTTTGTTAAGTTTTTTTGCTTCTTCTGACGTGAAGATGTAATCCATTAAGTAAAATACATCCGCTAAACCTTGAGTCCCAATCGCAATTGCTCTTTGTTCTAAACCACCTTTTAATCCTTTTTGAGTTGAGTAATTATTAATATCCACAACTTTATTTAAAGATTTAACCACTTTTCTAACTTCAGTAAATAATAACTCAAAGTCGAATTTACCGTTTTGGATAAAGTTCTTTAACACCATAGAAGATAACGTACAAATTGCTGTTGTTTCTTCATCGGTATATTGGTAAATCTCATTACATAGGTTTGATTGTTTAATCACTCCGATGTTTTGATGATTTGTTTTTCGGTTAGCACTATCTTTAGAACATAAATAAGGAACTCCCGTTTCAATTTGTGACTCA